TGGAGCGGGGTCCACGACGAGGACGGAGAGCCCTTGCCGCTCGACCGCGCGGCGATTGGCCGGTTCCTGATGTACCCCGGCATGAAGGCTGCCTTCGATCGCGCTGCCTACGGCAATCTGCGTGTGGAGCACGCCGAGGGAAAAGGCTGCGCCGCCTCGGGGAATGGATAGGCCGGGGCGGCGCGAGCTACTGCGAAGGGTGCCGGGAAACCGGTGAAGACTGCGGGGCGCGGTGCCCCTTCAACGCCAATCGCCCGCGCACAAACGAAGGCATCGCAGTGCTTCGGGCGATCTCCGGCCCGGGGTGCTGGCTGCGCGATCCTTACAGCGGTCGTGTGACGGGTCTTTCAACCGTCGAGGCACGCCAAAGGATGGGCGTCGAGGGAGATCCTCTCCTCGTCGCGGCCTGCTTGTGCGCGGTCGAGAGCGGAATGTTCGCGGGACTTTCTCAAGCGAAAGAAGACGAGACATGAGCAAACGCAACCAGGTTGGTATCCGGCTTGCGGCGTTGAACGGCCGTGTTGTCGAGGCGGAACTGCGGAAGTTCGGTGCTGAAGGTCATGCCGCGCTCGGCCGGATCCAGAAGGCGAGCAAGCCTGCGCGTGCCGGTCTCAAGGCGGTCGATGATGTGGCGCGGGATCTGCGTGGCCGTGCCGAGGAAGTTGCGAAACAGACCGGTGTTCTCGGCACCGCGCTGACGGCGCTTGGGCCTGCTGGTACGGCGGTCGCTGTTGGTATCGGTGCGCTGGTTCTGGCACTTGGGAAGTCCGTCTCCCTGGCGCGAGACGCTGCTGCCGCGATTGCGGAGGTCGGCGACGCGGCCAAGCGTGCGGGTGTCGATGTTCGCGCGTTCCAGGAGCTTGCCTATGTGGCTGAGCAAAATCGGATCGCCGTCGATACTCTGACCGACGGATTGAAGGAACTGTCGCTGCGCGCCGACGAATTCCTGGAAACCGGTGCCGGGCCCGCGGCGGAAGCCTTCGAGCGGCTGGGGTATTCGGCGGCCGATCTGAAGACGGCGCTGGAGGATCCGTCCGCTCTGCTCGTCGATGTCATCGCGCGCCTGCAGGAGATGGACAAGGCAGCCCAGATCCGGATCTCGGACGAGCTTTTTGGCGGCTCGGCTGGCGAGCGCTTCGTCGAGTTGATCGAAGAGGGGGCGGACGCCATCCGCATGACCGTCGATGAAGCGCATAGACTGGGCCTTGTTATCGACCAGGAAGCCGTCCGGGAGGCGAAGGAGGTCGACAAGGCGTTCCGCCGCGCGAACACCTTTCTTGGCACCACCTTCAGGAACACAATCACAAGCGTTGCCTACGAGATCATGCAGCTCTCGAAGCGCCTCTGGCTCGGTCCCTACGACACGACGACCCCGGATGGTTTGCTTGCAAATCTCGGTGCGCAACGCGTGGAGATCGAAGCAAAGATCCTGAGCCTTCGGGCGCAGCAACGAGATGTGAGTGGGGTCACCGCCGATCTGGAGAAGCGTCTTCTTGATGCGCAGATCAAGGGCCTTGAAGAGCGGATGGCAGCTCTTGGCGAGGCCGAGAAGAAGATCCTCAAGCCCGGGAAGGGAGCAGGTGGCCCGGTCGGTTCGGCGGATGACGGCAAGCCCCGCGCGACAGCGGATGACCGCGCCAAGGCGCTCTCCTGGCAGGAACGTCTCCTGACGATCCAGGAGCGCCGCGCGCAGGTGATGGCCGAGATCGACCGGCTTGAACAGGTTGGCCTGCTCACCTCCGGGCAGGCTGCCTCGGCGCGGGTCAAGGCTGAGGCGGACCTGCAAGCCATGCTCGAAAAGGCGACGTCCTCGTCGAAGGACAAGGCCAGCGAGGAGATGCTGCGCGAGGTCACGCGGCTGATCGATGCGGCACAGCTGCCAGCCGAGGAGCTTGCAAAGCGTCTTGCGCGCATTGCCGAGCTGGAAGGGGCGGGAAGTTTTGAGAAGGCGGCACCCGGGCGCGGCGCAGAGGTGGCGGAGCGCGCGCGTGTCCTCGCCATGCGGGATTATCTGGCTGCGGCCGAGGACACGGAAGCAGCGCTGCGGAAGATCGAGGAGATTGCCGAGAGCGGGGCCGGGGCGGAGGCGTTTGCCGCGCGGATCACGCTGGCCGAGCGGGCGGGCAAGGGCTTTGCCGAGACCATGGAGCGGGCCGGCGAGGGGATCGCCGACAGTCTGACCGATGCGATCTTCGAGGCGAAGTCCCTGGGCGATGCGCTGCAGGGGCTGGCGCGCCAGATCGCGCGGGACTTCGTCAACAACCAGTTCCGCTCGATGCTGGGCGGCGGTGGCGGGATCTTCGGGGCGATCGGCTCGCTGGTCGGCGGGCTGTTTGGAGGGGGAGGTGGTGCGCCGCTCAACCTGATGGCGTCTGTTCGCCACGGCGGCGGCATGGTCGGTTCTGCGGGGGCCATGCGCAGTGTGCCGGCGTCGGTGTTTGCCGGGGCGAGGCGCTTCCACGGCGGCGGCGGGTTGGGGCCGGGTGAGCGTCCGGTGATCGCGCTTGAGGACGAATACGTCATGACGCGGGCGATGCAGGGCAACCTTGTGGAGACGCTGCGGGCGCTGGGGACGATGGGCGCGGCCCGCTCGAGCGCGCCAAGTGCCGCGCCGGTGGTCAACATCCTCACGCCGCCGGGCCACACGGCCGAGACACGCGAAACCCGGGGCCCGGGCGGTGCACCGCAGATCGACGTGATCATCAAGCCGCTGGAGCGGGCGCTCGCCAGGAGTGTCCAGGAGGGCGGGCCGCTGCAAGGCGCCATCGGCAAGACCTTTGGCCTCAACCGGGCAAGGGGGTTGTCATGAGTTGGGGCGCGCGGGCGGTCTATGCGACCGCCTTTGCCACCATGTCGGGGTGCTGGCCGATGACACGAACATAGGCCACCGCGAAATCCGGGGCGGTGGCGCGGGCCTGTTCCCAGTCGCGCAAGGTGCCGACGGGGACGCGGAAGCGGGTGGCGAACTCGGTCTGCGACAGGCCGAGGTCGGTCCTGGTCTTGCGGATCAGGCGGGCGCGCTGTCCCCGGTCCATTGCCTCGGGGGTGACGTCGAAGTCTTCCGGGTCCGCCGGATCAGCGGGCAGGGTCATAGGCTTTTTGCTCACCTTTGTTGCTCCTTCTCACGGAAATGAAGCGGGGCAGGTCCCCGCGCCAGACAAACACGGCGGTGTAGAGCTTGCCGTCCACCAGCCCGACCACCTTGAAGCGTTCCTCACCGTCGATCTCCCGGATTGAGGGAATGATCAGATGGTTGTCGTCCGAAAAGATGCTGTCACCGAACGCGAGCGACAGGCCGTGCTTCTGTCGGTTGGCGGCGTCTTTTGCGGGATCGAACCTGTCTTCCATGGGGAGACTATACGGGAAATCCGTATGCCTCGTAAAGTCAAATCATACGGAAATCCCGTATAATCCTGAGTGAGGATCAACCCATGAGCCTTCCCGACTGGCCGGCGGGCGTCCCGAGCGCGCCGCAACGCGGTTCGTTCCGGATCTCGCGGCCGTTCAACAAGCCTGTGTCGAGCGAGTTCGAGGCGGGCAACACCCGCGACCGGCCGCGCGGCACGCTGCAATACCGGATGCTTGCCATGGAGCTGCGCATGAGCGCGGCCGCGTTCGCGGTGTTCGACGCCTTTGTCGCCGAGGATCTGGCCAAGGGCACGCGCCGCTTCACCATGCCGGTGTGGGAGGGCAACGCGGTCGTGCTCCGCACCGTGAAGCTTGCGGGCGAGGACAAGTTCACGACCCGGCAACAGGGCCGGGCGGTGATGGTGGGGTTCACGCTGGAGGTGGAACTGTGACCGACATTCACGAACAGACGATCCGGCGAACACAGGCGATCCGGGAGGCCTATGCCTCGACCACGAGCGACGTGATGCTGGGCACGGTGGAGCTGCGGCACCCGGCGTTCCTGGAGGATGGCACTCCGGTGGCGCTGCGCTTTGTCGCCGACGGGGTCGACCAGGACCTTCTGCTCGAGGCGGAGGCGCCGATGAACTCGGGCGAGGTGGCGCGGTTCATTGCCATGCCCTTCGGCTTCACGCCGCCCTCGAGCGAGGAGGGGCAGGTGCCCTCGGTGTCGTTCTGGATCGACAATGTGTCGTCGCATGTGCATCGCCACCTGCAGGCGGCGGTGCGGGTGCGCGCGCCGATTGTCGTCACCTGGCGCGAGTACATCGTCGGGCTTGCCGGCCCGCAGCAGCGGCTCGACGGGATCGAGCTTGCCAATGTGAAGGTGACCTCGACCCGGGCGACGGCGACGGCGCGGCTGAACGACTGGCCGGACCGGCTGTTCCCGGGGCGGATCTACACCCGCGACGCGTTCCCGACCCTGTCGTGAGCGCCCCCGATCGGGCGCACCTCGCCGCGCTGCAGGCGCTGGTGGGGGCGCCCTATGACGACCGCGACCGGCGACCGGGCTTCCACTGCTGGGGCCTGTTCCGGGACGTGCAGCGGGTGCTCTTCGGAATTGATCTGCCTGAGGTCGACATTGCCGAGATGAGCGTGCGGGCGCAGGCCCGCGCCTTCACCACCGCCCCCGAGCGGCGGCGCTGGCGGCGCATTGCCGGGCCGCGTCATGGCTGCGCCGTGCTGCTGGGGCGGCGCGACGTACCGATCCACATCGGCTGTTACCTGGAGCTGGGGCCGCTGCCCTGCGACCGGGGCGTGATCCACGCCGCGCGGCCGGCGGTCAGCTTCGACAGCCTTGTCCAACTGGAGTTTGCAGGATGGCGCATGATTGCCTGTCTCGAGAGAGCCTGTCCGGAGCGGGCATGAAGCTTGTTCCGACACCTCTGGTACCGGGGGCCCTGCCGGTGCGGCCGGGCGCGACGGTCGGCGAGCTGGTTGAGGCCTTCGGCCCGCCGGCCTCGGTCGCCTTCATCGTCGAGCTCAACGGTGGGGCGCTGGTGCGCGCTGATTGGCAGCGTGTGCCGGCCCCTTCCGACCAGGTGGCGGTGATCGTGCTGCCGCGCGGCGGCGATGGCGGCAAGTCGGTGCTGGGGCTGGTTGCGATGATCGCCCTGGCGGCGTTCGCGCCCTGGGCGGGCGGGGCGCTGGCGGGCGCGCTTGGGCTTGGCGGCAATGCGCTGGTGGCCGGTGCCATTGGCAGCGCCATCCTTGCCGGCGGCGGCATCCTGATCAACACGCTGCTTGCGCCAAAGCCGGCGGCAGCGGCGGCGGACCAGCTGCAGGCCTCGCCGACCTACACGGCCTCGGCCGCCGGCAATCAGGCGCGGCTCTTCGCCCCGATCCCGGTGCAGTACGGCGAGCATGTGATGGTGCCGGACTATGTGTCCGACCCCTATCAGGAGTTCGCCGGCAACGACCAGTATCTGCACCTGCTGTTCGGGCGGGGGCTGGGGCGCGCGGACGTCTCCCAGGTGCGCATTGGCGAGACCGTCGTGTGGACGGCGGCGGGCGGTTACACGGGCGCGATCGAGGATCTGGAGATCGCCTTTTACGAGCCCGGCGAACAGGTCGAGCTGTTCCCCGTGCAGGTGGAGACCTCGGGCGAGGTGGGATCGCAGCTGCTTGCCGACAGCAACTGGATCGGTCCGTTTGCCGCCGTTCCCGCAGGCGAGACGGCGAAGAAGCTGGCGGTCGACGTGGTGCTGCCGGAGGGCTGCTACCGGCTCAATGACGACGGCTCGCAAGCGGGGGCCACCGTGCATCTGCGCTTCGAGTATCGCGCCATCGACGGGCTCGGCGCGCCGGTTGGCGATGGCGCCTGGTCGGAGCTGGCCGAGGAGACGATCACGCTGACGACGGCGACGCCGCAGCGCTTCACCCATGCGCTCGACGTGGCGCCGGGGCGCTATGAGGTGCGGGCGCAGCGCCTCAATGCCTGGGCGGCGGATGACCGGATTTTTGACCGGGCCGAATGGGCGGGCCTGCGCGCCTATCTCGACGGGCCGCAGTCCTTTGCCGATCTCTCGACCATGGCGGTTCGGGTGCGCGCGAACGAGCAGCTGACTTCGCAGTCATCGCGGTCCTTCTCGATCATCCAGACGCGCATTCTGCCGGTGTGGACGGGGGAGGGCTGGGAGGAGCAGCCGACGCGCTCCATTGCCTGGGCGGCGGTCGACATTGCCCGCAACCCGGTCTATGGCGCGGGGCTTGCCGAGGCGCGGCTCGATCTGGCGAGTTTTGCCGCCTATGACGCACTGTGGAGCGCGCGCGGCGATCACTTCGACGGTGTGTTCGACACGCGCACCACGCGCTTTGAGGCGATCAACACGGTGCTGGGGGCGGGGCGGGCGAGCGTCCAGTTCGTCGGCGACAAGGTGAGCCTGGTGCGCGACGAACCTCGCAGTATGGCGGCACAGGTGTTCACCGACCGCAACCTCCTGCGCGGCTCGCTGGAGGTGGAATACGCGCTGCAGCGCTCGGATGCGGCGGATGACGTGATCGTCGAATACATGGACCGCACCACCTGGAAGACGGCGGAGGTGCGCTGCACGATCGCGCAATCGAGCTCTGAAGCGCCGGCGCGGGTACGGCTGATCGGGCCGACGAGCCGGGAGCAGGCGTGGCGGGAGGGGATCTTCCTGGCCGCCGACAACTTCTTCCGCAGGGTGAAGGCCACGTTCCGCACCGAGCTCGAGGGCCGCCTTCTGAAACGTGGCGACCTGGTGCTCGTCCAGTCGGAAATGCCCCAGACCTGGGGCGAGGCGGGCACGGTGCTTGCCCATGCCGGTGAGACGCTGACGCTCTCACACGAGCCATTGAGCGACCCGCAAAACACCTATCTGCGGCTGCGGCGCAAGGATGGTGGCGAGTGGGGCCCGGTCAAGATCACCTGGGAGGTGGGCAGCGGGACGTCGGCCGGCATCGTGGTCACGCTGGATGCGGCGGACCGGGCGGCGGCGGAAGCGGAGCACGGGGTGCTCGAGCACCATCTGGACGACACCGGCGACGAGGCTCCGACCTGGCTTGCGGGCGAGGGCGTTGACCAGGTGTTCCGGGGGATTGTCGTTGCCATGGTGCCGGACGGGACGGGGGCGCAGATCGAGCTCGTCATCGACGATCCTTCGGTGCATGTGGCCGACCAGGGCGTGAGCGTGCCGGATGCGCCGCCGGCCGGCCATCTGCCGCCGTCGCTTGGCGCACCGGTGATCGAGGCGATGTCCGTCCACCGGGAGATCAGTGTGACGGAATCGCTGCTGACGGTCTCCGCCCGCCATCCCTCGGGCGCCGTCTCCTTCCGCGGCCAGGTCTCCTATGACGGGGAGACCTGGACACCGGTCTATGAGGGCAGCGTGCCGGCCTTCTCCGCTTCCGTGCGGCGCGAGGCGCTGTACGTGCGCCTGCAGGCGGTCGGCGAACTGCCCGGCCCCTGGCGCGTCGAGCTGGTGGCGGCGGCGCCTGAGGAGGTGCGCATTCCGCCGGCAGCGGAGCTCGATGCGAGCGGGCTGGTGGATGCCGCCGGCGAGCGGGCCCGCTCCGCCACCGAAATCTTCGACAGTGCCGATACCTCGCTGTTCGAACAGATCAACCGGATCGTGAACGAGACGAGGACGGACGCGGACCGGGTCGACCAGCTGGAGCGCTCAAGCGAACACTCCCGCGCGGCCTATACGCGTGCGGTGCAGTTGACCGCCGACGAGACCAAGGCGCGCGCGGTGGCGCTCGAAGCCCTCGAAGCCGAGCTGACCGGCGAGATCGACAGCAAGGCCTCGGTCATCGACGTGAATGAGGCGGTCGCCAGCGAGGCGGCGGCGCGCGCAAGCGCGATCACACAGGTGCAGGCGACGTTGAACGGCTTTTTCGCCGGTGGGTTCATTCGCTTCTCGGCGAACGCCGGCACGCTGCCATCGAGCGTAGTCGCGGAATTCTTGTTGCAGCTCAACGCGGGCACTGAAGGAACGCCGGACTGGAAAACCTCCGGCCTGGCACTGCAGATCCTCAGCGATCTCAGCTCGCGCCTGGCAATCAATGTCGACCAATTGGTCGTCGACGACGGCAGCGGCAACACCGTTCCCGTGTTCATCATCGACGATGGCCGGGTCACCATCAACAACCTGGTGTTCCTCAATGCCATCGGCGGGCGCATCCGCTCCGCCGACGGAACGATGGATACCAACTATGACGCGGGCTACATCCGGATCGTGAGTGAAGCATGACCAAGCTGACCTCCTACATCGGCGACGACGGCCGCGTCGCGATCTACACGGGCGACAAGTCCGAGGCCATCGAAGCGGACCCGCACGCGGATATCGGTCGTGTGCTGTTTCATTCGGCGCTGCCGTATGTGACCACCCGCGAGGTCATCGAGGGCACGCTCACGCTCGAGGCGAGCGGCTATGATGCCGTTGCCAAGCGGGTCTACAACATCCACGCGCACGGGTACAATTTCACACCGTTCATCCTGGGGGGCGCACTGAACCTGAGGGCGCGCACGACGGACGGATGGACGCCGTCGTTCAACCCGGCAACGGCATTCGCGACCGGCCCCGTGCCCATGAGCGGCACGGTGCAACTGGGCAGCCCGACCGTTGCCCCCTATGGCGGCTGGTACCTGGGCAAAAACCTGCAGGTGGGTGTGAATGACACCCATGTGACGATCACGGATGTTCAGCCTGAGCTGTTCACCTCGCCCGACTATGCGCCGTTGACGTCGTTCACCTACGATCTCGACTACCGCGTCGTTCTCACGAACTTCCCGCTGCCGGTGTGATGCCATGCCGATCGATCCCGATGATGTCTTCTTCCTGTCCGCAACAGAGTTCTGGTTTCAAAGCGGACTGGTGACCCACAACACCAGCCACATCCGGCTTGGCACCGGTGTGACGCCGATTCCGACGTGTTTCGGGACGACGATCACAGTCGATCCTTATTTCAGCGCTCAGGCCTACCCGATTTGGGGGCTGGATGGGCTTGGATGGACGCGCCTTTCGACGCCGGTGATCGACCGGACGTCGCTTGACACCCGGGTCTATGGCAGCGGCACGCCCTCGCCGGGTGGCGAGGTGCGGCTCGATGCCGGTCGACTGCAGATGTGGGCCGATGACGGCACGCCGACCTTCGACAGCGAGGACAGCCGACAATACCTGACCGACGTCTATACCGGATCGATCACCATTCCCGAGGTCAACGGCGGGTCTGGCGGGGCCGGTGGCACGCGCCTGTGGGACGTCTCCGGCGGGCCCGTGCGGGCTGGCAGCACTTTTGCCCAGGGCATGGTGCGGCTGGACTCCGAGATCTGGGATCGCGACTGGATGGCCATCGGCGGCACGCTGGCAACGGTGCATCGCGTGCCCCGGTTCTACGGAGTGTGGTTCCCCGGGCAGCCGGCGCGCTGGGGCGCGGTGGGAACGCAACTGCAGCTCCTGACGCCAGTGTTCGACGGGGGCGAGTTGAAGATCCGCGAAGACTACAAAGTGGCGGGGCAGCAGTTCGGATTGCAGTTCAAGATACCGACGCTGACATTCGACTACGTGCTCGCCGTCGGCGGCTTCAACTGATCCCCTGTCCGCGCCGCTGCCCCTGTCATTACCGCCGTTTTCCACGCCGCCCCCCGGGCGGTTTTTTTTATGTCCCAAACCAGGAGGCCAACATGGCAACCGAAGCTGAAATCCTGTCCAAACTGATCGACCTGCTGGACCGCATTGCCGCCGTTCTCGATGGGGCCGGGGCGTCGAAGCTGGTCACGCTCGACCGCGCAACGTCGGTGGATGCGGCGCTCGTCTATCTGCGCGAGAACGGCGACGAGAAATTCCGCTGGGGGATGCCGGGGGGAGAGGATGACTTTGTCGTCCAGCGCAGCCCGGACGGGTCGGCGCTCACCTATGAGGATGTGCTGCGCATCAATGCGGCAACGGGCAAAGTCACCCTGGAAGGGCTGGAGCTCGATACCGTCGACATCAACGGCGGTGCTATCGACGGCACGCCCATTGGCGCGACAACGCCGAGCACGGGGGCTTTCACCTCTATCGCGATGACGGGGGATCTTGCTTACTCCGACGTCGACTGGCGCGTCTACGCTGGCACCGTCGACGGCGCGGATACCTCGCGGCTGGCGCTGCTGGCTGGCGGAGCGTTCTCGACCAACCGAGGCGCCTACGCCTATCTTTGCGGCAATGAGCACGCAACAACGCCCGGAGAGGCGGTTCTCGCCGCGGGTAATGTCTCCGGAGCGGTCACCAAGATCAGCGCGCCGGGCTATGTGTCTATTGCTGCTCCGTCGACAATCATCGCTCCCTCGTCCTCAGGGCGCGCATGGTCGCCAACAGGTGGCGTGTCGGACCTGCTTGTCGAGCGGGCGGGCAATGCGGGCGTGTCCATCATTGGCGCGGCCGCGTCTGCATCAAGCCTGAACTTTGGCGATGTTGACGACGAAAACGCCGGGTTCATCACCTACTACCACTCCAGCGATGCCATGGCGTTCCGGACAGGTGGCGTAGGTGAGGCGATGCGCATCGACAGCGCCGGGCGCGTTGGCATCGACACATCCACGCCGGAAGCCAAGCTTCAAATTGGCGCGAGCTCATTTGCCACCAAAATGGACGGCAACAACATCACCTTCACAAGGAACTTCCGAAACTACATCGAGGCGCTCACGCCCGGCGGGTCGATTATATGTCGTTCCGACTCTTACCAGGCATTCGAAGTTGGTGGCTCCGAAATAGCCCGGTTTGACAACTCCGGCTTCTCGATCAGGGATACCCAAGGCGACGACGATGTCCGGATGACGCTCTATCCGAACGGGTCGACGTATTCGCAGCTGGGCGCCTCGTCGACGATCTCCTTTATCGATTCCGGGGGCGCGCGGCCGTTCGTGGTCTACACGAACGGTTCGGAGCGGTCTCGCATGACCGAAAACGGTGCTCTGCTGATCGGCACCTCTGTCCCCGGCGCCTCCAAGCTCGTCGTCAATGACGACAGCATCCAGATCAACACCGCGAAAACCCCGGCATCGGCTAGCGACACCGGCACGACCGGCCAGATCGCCTGGGATGACGATCACATCTACGTCTGCACCGCGACCGACACATGGGTGCGGGCGGGTCTTGCAACCTGGTGAGGATGACATGACTACGACCTACACATGGAGTTTTCCGCAGTTCTGCACGCGTCCGAGCGTTGGCGAGCTTGCCGACGTGGTGTGTGAGGTGCATTGGCGCCTGCGGGCGGATGACGGCACGCATGAGGCGGAGGTCTATGGTTCCGTCACGCTGCCGGAGCCGGACCCTGACAATTTTCTCGATTTCGAGACGCTGAGCGAGGCGGAGGCGATCGCCTGGGTCACGCCGCTGCTCGATGTGCCGGCGCTCGAGACACGTCTCGCCGCGATGCTGGCAGAAAAAGCGTTCCCTTCGACCGTGACCCAGGCCGCGCCCTGGGCGTGATTGGGGGCCTAACCAAGGGCGTGACGCCTGACCTTTTTCCGACACCGAAACCATGAGGATCACAACATGACCGACAAGACCGAAACTGCCACCGACGCCACCACCACCGCGAACGACAACGCTGCCCGCCTGCAGGGGCACGGATTGCAGGCCTCGTTCGGCTCGCTCTCCGAGACCGTGCGTCGGCTCGCCGTCGATCTGGCGAATGAGGCCGGCGCGCGGGCCATTGCCGAGGCCCAGCTTGCCGAGGCTCGCCAGCAGCTCGAGGCGCTGTGTGCGGAGGTGGAGGGGCTGAAGGGCAAGGCAGGCGAGAAGCCCAAGACCAAGCCGGCCGCGTAAGCCACGGGCGTTCGCGCCCGGACAGACTGACCGTTCACTCGCCGCCCCGGCATCCGGAGGCGGCTTTTTCGTGCCCGATCGATGGAGACGGCTATGCGGCTTTCCCGCGACTGGCGCCGCGTGCTGCGGCGTGCCTGGAGCGTGCGCCTGATGGCGCTCGCGATCTTGCTGACCGCTGCCGAGGTGGGGGTGCCCTACCTCGGCGACCTGCTGCCAGCGCGGCTCATGTCCGCGCTGGCAGGGCTATCCGCTGGCGGCGCCTTCGTCGCCCGGCTCATCGCACAGAAGGATTTTGAAGATGAGAACGAGACTTAAAATCGCGGGGGCACTGTCCGCGCTTGGCATCGCGGCAGCCGGGCTGATCGGCGGGTTTGAGGGTCTGCGGACGAGCGCGTATCTGGACCCGGTCGGCATCCCGACCGTCTGCTACGGCGAGACGCGGGGCGTGGAGATGGGCGACCGCCACACGGCCGAGGAATGCCGGGCCATGCTTGGTGATGCGCTGGTCGAGTTCGAGCAGGACATGCGTGCCTGCCTGGACGAGCCGGACAAGATCCCCGATGGGCCGTACACGGCGTTTCTCAGCCTCTCTTACAACATCGGAGCGCGGGCATTTTGCCGCTCGACGCTGGTGCGGCTGGCCAATTCCGGAGATCTGCGCGGGGCGTGCGACCAGCTCTCGCGCTGGAACCGGGCAGGGGGCCGGGTGCTGCAGGGCCTCGTCAACCGTCGCGCCAAGGAGCGCGAGATCTGCCTCGCTGGGCTCGAAGGCCCCGTGACCGTGCCGGGCGAGACGCCAGCGGCGGCAACCGCGCGCCAGACGGAGGTGCCGGCCGTCACGCCCGATGCGGCTGCGGACACGGATCTGGAGGTTTCTCCGCTGGCGTGGCTTGGCGTCGCCGGAATGGCGCTCCTGGTGCTGGCGCTGGTGGTGCTGCTGGTGCGGAGGGTGCGCCGGTGATCGGCGCGGCCCTCACACTCATCAAGGACGTGTTCGGCGGGGCGCTCAAAAGCTCCGCCGGGCGGATCGTGATCATCGTGGTGGCGGCCGCGACGATCGGAAGTGGTGCGCTGTGGATCCACGGCGAGCGGCAATACAGGCGGGGCCTCGAGCGGGGCGCGGCATCGGCGCTGGAGCAGGCGCGGAGAGAGACGGAGGCGGCAATCAGTGGCTTGGCATCTGAGGCGGATCGGGCTCGCGTGCAGCGTCGGCTGTGCGTTGATCGTGGGGGCGTGTGGAGCGCCGGCGACAACGAATGCCGTACGCGATGACCTGCGAGGGTCGGCGCGGCTGATCGTCGGCTCCTCGCTGGTCGGCGCACAGGGCGCGAGCCCAACCGACCAGGAGAAGATCGACGACACGGTCGCTGGCCTGTGTGGTGCGCGCGTGTGGACCCGGAGCGAATGCGCACGGCATGACGCAGCGGCGAGGGGGCAGTGATGGGGGAGGACCTCAAGTGGATCGTGACCGTCACCCTCGGCATTGTCACGGTCATCGGCGGTCTGCTCATGCGTGACCGTCACCTGCTGTCGACCATCCGCAAAGGCGATGAGGACGCGCTTCGTCATGCGCGCGAGGGGGATGACAGGATCCATGAGCGGATTAACCGGGTGCGGGACGAGTACGTCCGCCGCGACGACCACGACCGGGCCTATGACGCGCTGCGCGAGTTGCTCGTCGACATTCGGCAAGGGCAGGTGGAGCTAAACCGACGGATCGACCAAGCGCTCACGCGGGGAGATGGGGGGAATAGGGGTGGATGATGTTTCCGTTGTCTGTTTTGGCAGCGACTGGGGGAAGACCATCGACGCGCGCATGGAGGGCGCGAGGTCGAAAACTTGCATCGTCTAGAACCTTTCACCAGTCAACGGGCCTGTGGCTTGTGGAGTAACGATACGTCGTCTTGGGTGATGCCGCGCGCCACGAGTTCAGCGGGTGATGTGATGGACTGATATCGCTCCAGACTTGTTTGGAGCAATATGTATTTCATGTCGCCCTCGGCTATCTTGCCATACTGCTTTTCCCTTTCGCAAAGTGACATTAAACTGTGTGGCTCGGCGGTCGACGAAGACGTCCGATTCAAGCACGATGAGGGTTGCGAACCGGCCCATCTTAGTCTGCATCTCCGCGACCGCCGCGGATCCGGTCGGTACCAGACTGTAGGGGGCGTCGGAGATCCAGCCTTGCAAATCGGGCGCTTGCTGTCCGCGTACTGGTGCAAGGATGCGTCCATTGTCCAGGAGGTCTGCGAGTACCAACGAGGCCGCAGGCACGATATCACTTCCCGGGATCTGCCCGCGCAGCAGATTACCTTCTAGGCGAAGGGCCCAATCGGGGGCGAATTGGAACCATTGCCGGAAATCATGTCGTTCGGTGCGATCGTGCAGCCAATCGAGCACCAGAAGCCAGTGACCCGGCGCCATTGCGACAACGCGTTTGTGACGGATTCGGCGCTCGATGACCATCTCGCAATCTGTAACGGCAAGACCGTCCTGTTCTGACGCATGCCGTAATGCTGAGCCGAACGGGCGCACTCGCCTGCGTCGGTAGCTGCGCCCATCGATCTCAACACAGTTGTGGGCACGGGTTGACTCGACATAGACTCTTTTGGGATCGGAATACCAGAAACCTTGCTCGAACAAATTGGAGCCGGTCTCGGTCTTTCCGGCGTAAGCATAGCGACCAGGGTCGACCAGTATGTCGCGGCCACGGTCGTGCCAAACAAAGGAGAGGTGATCGGCGTGCTTGTGTGTGGCTGAATGATGGCCAGCAATTTGAGCAAGATAGGAGCTGCTCTGATGTTCCGGCCCGTCTGCTGCGAAACGCGCGAATGCATAGCCTGCGGCTCTCATCTCCTTGACGCCATTGGCTGGCGGCGTCCCGAGTACGCCGGCCGTCATCTGGTATCGCAGGGCTTCGCTCGTGATTTGGGAAACGAACGGTATGGACCGCACCATATCCTTTGGATCGGTATCGCCGATGGGCACGATCACGCCGTTTGGCATGATCATCCAACTCAGAACCTCCTCCATGGCGCGGACACGGTCTTTCAATGCAGCTTCTGTAAGTAGGCCGCTGGCCGCGGCGCCGACGAAACTCACCATCAGACCATAGTGATAACCGGGTGAATGTTCCTTGTGGGCCCCATCCGGGGTGAAATGCGCATCGAGTAGCTGCAGCAAACGGTCACGTGCCAAAGCATACTGGGGGGCGCTCTCTGGCATATGGAAGAACCGGCGAGCGGCAGCTAATTGACCAAGTGCCTGGTGAATGCCATGATTGCTGTGGGCGCGGAAGAAATGTTCCCGATGGAGCACCGCGTGATGGAACTGAAGCGCTCGCCACAACGTTTTGACCGTGGTCTCTTCAATGGCCGGATCACGCGCTAGCACGTCTAGAAGATAGGCTAGTCTGAAGATCCGTCGCCCGACCGCCATGTCGTACCAAGCGAAGGTCGATGAATCGGCGATCAATTGGTCGAGGTGCTCTGCGGCGGAGTTTCCGGATACCGGCCTCCAATAGCGATTGAGCCAATCAAACACGTAGTCGGTGGCCAGATCTAGGTAGCGCCGATCGCCCAAAACTTCGTGAGCTCGAAGCGCATAGCCTATGGGCTCCCAAGAATGCAGATCACATGCGTGCGGCCGTGGCTGGTCATCGAAGTTGATCGGCGGACGCATGTCGGTGACAAAGTGCCCGGCTTTCTCCCAGCGACCGCCAAGCATAGCCTCCATCGCGGGTCTGAATTCTGACGAGGTATGCCAAGGATAACCGAATTCTTCGAGAGGTTCTTGGGCGCGACGAGTGAGCTGCGTAGACAGTGTCTCCGAAGCTTCTGGGCTCCAGAATACATCCCCCAGGTCACGTGGGTCAATTTCCTGACCTAGCGGCAAATTGTTGTCATCAAGCA